TATTATCTATCATGGTATAAAGAGCAGTTTTCTTATCATAATGATTTGATGCAGTATACCATGTTTTAGGTCTTCCAGTTGAACTACCATGTAAATAATTATCACGTTCAAATGTATTTGTAAATCCTAAATCTAAACTTCCAAATACATCAAGTATTGTATTATTTTTTCCAATTAACTTTCTTGTATTTCTAATGTTAAAATATACAAAATAATTGTTATTTATTATTCCAGATAAATCTTCTATATTTGAATTTATTAAACCAGCTTTATCAACAACTTGTCCAATAATTTCTCTTGGACGTGAGTAAATACTTGATGTTGTTGCAGAAGCAACAGATATGAATGTTGTATTTATATCTATATCATCTTCGTAATTTTGAGTATCAGATTCTATTGCAGTTTCAACATCAAATTCACCATCAACATTTGTAAATTCACTTTTTATATCATCATCAAAACCTATAAAAACTGTTGTAATTTTTGAAGAATTTACATCCCCAACAATAACTGCAGATGCTGATATTTCAGTTGTATCTCTAACGTATTTTTCAGGTGGTAATCCACCAAAATCTCTTGATGTTTTTACTCTTGAACGTTCAAGTATATTTGGTTCTACAACAACACCAAGTATATCATTTGTTCTTAAAGGTAATGTTTGACGAATTTGATCAAATACACTAAAATCAAAAATTGAAACTAATCTCAAATAAGCAGTAAAATCGTTTCTTGTTGTATATTTTTTCCAATACTCTCTTGCAAATTTTTTCAATGATGGGTATTCATCTTTTTTTGTATTTGAGTATTCTCCCAAATAATCATCTAATTGTGTATTACCTATCGCCTCATATATGTCTTCATTTATTACATGTTGTGGTGAAAATGCAACCATCAATTTGTTTGAATCTATTGAAAATCTATCAAAAGCAGTAATAACCGAAGATTCATCTTTTAATAAAGCACCTTGCAATGAAGCAGAATCTATCCTAACTTTTTCTGTAAATGGTGTATTGTTTCCAATAGTTGCAACTTCCATGTTGTAAACTTCAACCATTGATTCAAACTGATCTCTAGTTAATCCATTAAAATAAACACTTTTCGATGAACTATAAAAATTACTTTTTAGTTGATCCGGATGCATACTTTTTATACTTGATGTAGATTCTACATTAAATGGTTGCCAAAATTTCCATTGAGCTTGTAAATCATAGAATGAAGAAGTTGGTGTATTACCATTGTAAGCACGCGATGCCATCACATGATTATCAAATGATGATGTAATTAACGGTTTTGTCCAATATCTTAATTCAAAAATTGAACCAGATAATAAAAAGTTTGTCTGTGGATTTGATCCAGAACCAATAAATAAATTACCGTCAGAAGACCAACCTCTATTGTAATTTGATTCGGTAGAACCAGTTACACTTATACTTGCACTTCTATCAACGGTAATCTTTCCATACTTTGATGTTTTTAATATAAAATCATAAGTTTGATTTACTGATAATGAATCCATTGATGAACTTCTACGAATCATTAAGTTTAGAGGAATATCATCATAAAGATATTCGTCTTTAATAGATGCAGATTTATAGTTAGTTCCATCACCTAAATAAAATGTTAAGTCTCCTTTTTCAGCAGATCCAGTTCTATTTACAGTCACATACCAATCAACTCTACTTCCGGATGTTTCTTTTTGTAATACCGTTTGAATTTTATCATTAGCATAATCATAGTATTTAGATGGATTCATTTTCCAACGAAATGTTAAAGTATCTGGATATTGCCAATTATTATTTTCATTATTTATTCTTTCCCAAGGAGCACGAACATAACTTGATGTTGCAGGTTGTTGTAAACTCCCAACAAGATTCAAAAAGTATGTGTGTTTTTCCCACTCTGCTCTTGGAATAACACCCAAATCTGCATTGTCAGGTCCGCCATATTCTCGTATAGATAAAAGTGTCTGTGGAATACCATAAGTTGCAAGTAATGCCCTAACTCCTCTTGCAGTTCCTTTTGATTTATAGATATATGGGAGATTATTTAATACTCTCCTCCATACTTCTTTTGTTCTTTCTTCTTCACTTTTTGAAAATTCTTTACCAACGGTTGTTCTGCCAGTCCAAAGTGGTTCACCACTACCACTCAATCCAAGTGCATATTCCCAAAGGTCTTTTGTTTTTGTTCCACTTGTTAAGGTCCATCCCAAGTTTCTAGTTGCTTCATATATTAAATCTTGTGATAACCCGTCTTTTGGATGTTCTTCTCGTAAATTCTTTTTAAGAATGTGGTCAGTATAAAAATATAATATGTCAAAATGTTGAGCTATCATATTGACAAAAGTTAGTATCTGTGCATTATCAGTATTTTCATAGATATGAGTTGGTAATGACTTTACAAGTGCAGAATCATTTACCATGTCATAGTCTGTTGCCAAATCAAGTATATTATTATACCAATTTTGAACTTGGTCACTTGTAGTTTTATACAAATCAAATTTACCTTGTTTGGTAATTAAATTGTAAGAACTACCTGTTACTTCATATTTTGGAAATGGTTGAATTGATGCAGTTAATTCAGATGTATAACGTAGACTTGCAGAAGTTTCATAATATAACCATTTTTCAAAGTTGTCAAATCCAGAAACAACTTTATCTCGTAACATTTTAACTCTTGTTTTATTTATCTCAAAAGATCCAGAATACGAGCCGGTTATATTTTGTGTATAGTCCCAAACACCATTTGATAATGAACCCGTGAAAGAACCGGTATATGAGTCTAAATTTAACAATTGATTATTGTAAGTTTCTATTAAACGTATTTTGTAATAGAAGTTTTCTATTCTCTCTTCAGCAGAAGAATAAAATACAAAATTTTGAAATTCTGTAAAATCAAAATTTAACTCTACACTTGAACCGGAAACATTTACATACTTGTCCAAAATTTGTTGTGAAGTTTGTAAATTTGTTGATAATAAATCATTCCAATTTTTATATTCAGTTGTTCCTGTAATAAATCTATCATACTCTACTTCAAAATTTGGACCCTTAATAAATTTTGCTTGTAGTTTTTCAAATTCTTTTTCTACTTGAATGTTGTCCAAGTATGGTTTCATTATTTGACTTGTAAGCCAACATTGATAATACAAATCAACATCAAATGGTAATGCTTCCGCTAAACGAACATAGAAATATGCAGGATCACCGTCAGACGTTACATTCACAACATCAACTAAATTATTTTCACCAAAATTTATTACAATTGGTAATTTATACCTCGAACCTTTCATATATTCGATTACAAACTCTTGTAATTTTCTCACCGATTCAGCATCAGTTGGATTTGTCAATGTCAATCGAAGTTCTTTTCTATCGGATGATATATCGGAAACAAACAATCTATTTTCAGTATCATTTCCACCAATTAAGTTTCTTAAAAAATTGTAAACAATTCTATAAGGTCCTGGAACTAAATTTAACTGAGCAATGTGATCATGTATTGGTAAAACAACATATCTAACCGGTTCACCAAGTTCATTTATTCTTGGATCAATACTATATGGTGCAACATATAATGTATTTACATATGATGCATTTGGTAAGAATACATGGAGTTCTACATTTGTTCCAGGTGAAGAAGGATCTTCAGGATTATTTAATGTAGAAAATTTAGGAACAACGATTCTACTATTAAGATTAGAATAATTAAACCTATCGCCTCTAATTGGATTATTAGTAGCAATTATATCGGAAAGATTTTTGTATAAAAAATTTGGCATATAAAACTATCACTTATTTAATTGTTATTAACCAGTAGTTGATCCAGCTGTTCCAGCCGTTCCAGCAGTTCCAAAATAATCATTTTCTATCAAGTCGGACATTCTACTTAAACCTACTGAATTTTCTGATACAAAATCTGATTTGAAGTTCTTTAATGAATCAACATCTTCTGATAATGATTTCAATGTTTCACTTGTTCTTTCAGACATTGCATTTAATATATTTTCCGTTCTTAACTTATCTGTCTCTATTCTAGTTGATAGGTCTGTAAGTATTTGTTCTTGCTGAGCAGATAATTCAGTATTCATTCTTTCCATTGCATCTGCACGAATTGATTGGTTTTCGTATTGATTTGCCCAAATATCAATTCGTTCTTGCCATTTAACTTCATTTGCAGCCCAATCTACCAATTCACTGTTTTGTCTTTCAATAATATCTTGCAATTCATTTATTTTTTTATTCAAACTTTCTATTGAATTTGGATTATTTTCTGCAATGTTTTGTAAATTTTGTAACAATTCATTTTTTGCAATGTTTTGTATGTTTTCTATATCAGCAGAACTCAAATTTCCAAGTGGAACCCCCCTTAACAAACCAGTTTGTATTGTTTGTATTTGGTTAAAAAGATTTTTTTCAGCATCAACCGCATCTTTCAAAGATGAAAATTGAGTTTTAACTATAAAATTAAAATCACTTGATAAAAACCTTTGATCAACAACTGGTATTTCTATTTTACCTTTATTTTCCGAAGACCTTTCATCCAGATAACTTATTATTCTGTTTGAAATTTCATCTCTTACAAGTTCATTCATCGTGTAACCTTAAAGTAATGATTATTGTCAAAAATTTGAACATTATCCCCACCATCTCTTTCAACTTTAATTACAACTCTATAAAATCTTTCTGGTTGAAATGAATCCATCCAAAGATTAAAATAACTACTTGTTCCATCACAACTAATTTTTGTGCCGTTTTCATCGAATGGAAGTATTACTTCATCACTATGTGCATCACGGATTTCATAATAAGACGATGATGGCAAATAATGATTTACAGTTTGATATGCAGTTGTTGTGTAATTTTTTTCTGGATAACGAGAATATGCATATATTTTAATTTTTGCCTTTTCTTTTTCAGCATAAAACTTTTTTAACTTTACATTTACATTAAGATTATCTTCTGTTGCAGGTGTTAAACTTCCTGTAATAAATTCGGAATCATCCCAAACTACATTTAATCTTGGAACATATATTGTATTACTATCGGTTCCAAAAAATTTCAAACTGTTTATTAGATTGTCTGGTGAACTCTCCATCTCATTACTAAATTTCAAAATCATACCATCATTATCAAACCTACCAGAACCAGTTATCCACTTTTTAACTATATTTGTTACATCCATGTATAAGTCTGTTGATTGAAACGAAAATGATTGGGTGCATTCTAAATTATCATAATCCCACCATGTTCCACCACCTTCGTGTGTGAAATAAGAAGATGTTACATCAGCTATTATATTTGATCCACCCCACAAACCGTCATTTTGAATCCATGTTTGTGATAATTCATTCCATTCAAATGATGATATTCCAGGCGGAATATCCCATTCTGTTCCTGTTCTTTTAGATGTTCTATATCTCCAAGATACACCATCTGTTGTATATGGTAAATTTACAAATTTACCGGTTCCGTTTGTCCATGATGAACTCAAAGGATAGGCATATACTGTATATTCTTGTGGAATTTCTCTTATGTCAGCTGTTACTAATGCCAAATAGTATTTTGCATTATTAGAAATTTTATTAGAATTTACTCTACTTTCAATATCAGAAACATCAAATTTTAACAGTATTCTACTATTGTAAATAGAAGAACCAGATCCAGGAGTTTCGTGTGATAACTCCAACAATGGATCTATTCCAGTATTCATCGTATACTGTCTTTCGTAAATTGTTGCATCTCTGTTAGCAAAAATAGAATATATCATCCGAATGACCTCGCTCTTCCAACAATATCATTGTTTGGATATTTGATTTCAAAAATAGAAGGATCTAATGATGGGAATAATACACCATCTTTTATAGATTGGTCTATATTGTAAGCATGGGGTGAATAACCCAATGTGTTATCATACAAATTTTTTAATTTTATATTAACAACCGTTTGAACACCTGGCACTCTATCCAATTCGGTATAAATGTTACTAATAATAATTGGTTGATTTATTTGCCATTTTTTTACATCAAAGTATTGTTTCAATCTATCAATGCATCGGAGAACTACTTGATTTGAATTTTCATCTGGTAAAGTAATAATATCAAACTCAATACCAATGTTAATAATATAAGCATCTCGTATGTTTATTGCATCAGTTAGCAATCTATACCAATTCAAATATGTTTTAAGATTTTCTTTCGTAGCATCATTAACATTTGTTAATTTACCGTTTATATCATATCCCAATACATAAAAGTTTAGAGCAAGATCATTTTGAACTCTATCGCTATTAAATATAGAATCTCTTGTCAATTGTGTATCTTTTGTTATGTATGCCTTAGCAATTGAACCGTATCTTGGCGGTAAACTATAAGCACGAATTATGTAATCTTCTTTTGTTACTGCTCTGTTTTGAGCAGCAAATGAAGCAACAGCATTATATCGTATTTCATTTATATCTTCTTCAAGTTTACCACCAGTTGCTGGTTCAGGATTTGTTACTGCCAAACTTGATATTGCCTGTGAGTAAAGAACTGGATCCAATCCCTCTTGATCCAATATCGTAGTTCTTCTCAATATATTTGTTAGAACCTCACTTGGAACATTGTCTGAACTACCTTTTCCAATTGTATAGTAAAACGTTAGAGTTGTATTGTTTGGTGACAATCCATACGTTTTTGTATAAAGAAAGTTTGATGGATCAATATCTATTGACAAATTTGGATTTGTCATTGGTAATGAACCACCAACTAAATCTGGATTTGGTATCAATAGTTCATCATCAACATCAGAGATACCTGCACCAAATTGTATCTCAAATGTTCCATTTGAAAATTGTCTTGTTGTAAATCTTCTTGGAACTTTTTTTAATTTTAACAAGTATGGTGTTTCCAATCTATATTTACTTAACTTTGTATCATTTCTTGGAATGTTTAATACGGGTTCAAACACAGTATCCTGTGAAAGATATGGAACATATGTCCAAACATTTCCTTCGGTATCTACTGCATATAAAATTTCTATAATGTTTGAATCATTGATGGTAACTTTATCATATGGTTTTGGTTCGTCAAAATTAAAAGTTACAGTTCTTATATCTCCGGAAGTTGCCTTTGTTGATTTTTTTAACAACCAATATGTAACTTCGCCTGTGGTATCATCTATTTCATATGGAGTTACTTCTGTTGGATCGAAACTACTACTTGTCTTAAAGTCAATATAATCTATCGTTCTAAAACTAATCTCACCATCACTTGTTGGTGATACACTCATACCTGGTTCTATACCAAATGCATAATCAAAATCAGGAACTATATTACCACCTACTGATTTTGCCGGGACAACTTGAAATACATCCAATACAACATTTGCAGAAATTCTATTTTTAGGATTATACCCTAATGATTGCGCAATGTTTAATATATTTTGACGTTCATTGGCAAACAATATCATTGATTCTTGTAAAGTAACGTCTGTATAGAAAGATAAAACATCGCCAACATAAGCGGACATTTCCAAAAACATCATTCCGGGTGATGATTCATTAAAATCTTGGTATGTATCAGGAAAATAGTTTTTACTAAAATCTATCAATGCCTTTTTTAATGAATTAAAATCTCTGTTTACATAACGAATATCTTTGTTTATCAAAGCCATTTTATATCTCACCTATAATTGTTTGGTTGTATTGCAGCAATTTCTATACCGCCAGTAACAGATATAAATATCCTAATTGGTAAATATATCGTTGTTTCTCTAACTTTAACAGTAAAGTCTATTTTTATAGCATGGTCATTTTCTGCCAAGTCCGATGCATTTGGGTTTATATCAACTGTTAATTTTTCTAATGTTAGGTATGGCAACCATTCCTTAAAGGCATCGGAAATATCATTTTTAATAGTTTCTACAAAAGTATCTTCACTTGTTATATTTTCAAACAAAATATATCTCAAATTTGTTCCAAAATCAGGAAGCATATATCTTTCACCTTTGGAGGTTAATAGTAAGTTTCTGATGTTTGAATATATTTGTTCTCTATTAGTAACACTTTTATTGAATATACCACGTGGATTATTAAAGGGCAACATTACACCAACAAATTTGTTGCTATCAATAGTATTTCCTTCATTTACAGGTTTTGTATAATACTGCCATCTATTTCTACCAAGTCGTTTTTCCAATTATCATCTCCCCTTCTTTTCATCAATTTTTTTCATAAGAGAAGAATAATCTCTTGTTAGTGCAGACATTACTTCCGTTGGTATTTCAGCTTGTGAAAACCCTTGTGGTATTGCTGCACCGGCTCTTTCATATCCAAATCCTTCTGCCATATCTGCAGTAAAATGAAATCCATCTTCAATGTCAGAACTTTCTTGGAGACTACGTTTTGTTTCAGCAAGTAGTTCCTGTATAGAACCAAATTCAGTTTTTTTAGTTTTTGGTTTAATAACTTTTTTTGGTATTTGGGTTTCATTATACATAGAAAGACCATGTTTAAGAGTAGAAATATCATCTTTTTTTGGTTGAGCTTGAGTTACCTTCTTTTTAAGAGCATACTCAATTTCTTCTCTTATTATTGACCGTATTTCTTGTAAAAATTTCTTTGTGTCCATTAAAATAACTCCTTATCCTGGTTCTACAATTTGATCATATAATGTATTTTTTAATGTTGCTAAAATTCCTTTTTGTTTATTAGCAACGGCTTTCATATAATTATCAACTAATTCAGTTCTTCGGAATATACCGTTCATAGTTGGTTCAACTTTTTGATATTCTGGTGAAGATGTAGAATTTATTAGTTTGTGAAAAGCAATATGACCTCCTGGATCATCACCTGCAAAATTCCAAATTTTTCCAGGTTGACAACAAAATCTCCATCCTGCACCAGATACTTTGCCAGAACCCGCTGCGGCATTTCCTGCAATGGCATCACTTCCTGTATTTCCACCTAGTCTCCACATTGTTCCATCTGGATTTAGATAAGGACATACTTCAACATGACCACCTCTTGTTATGATTGATGCTTCCCATCCTCTTTGACTTAAAAAATGATCCATTAACTTTTTACCCATTTCTGTCATTTGTTTATCGGTAAAATGAATACCACGTATAAAAAATGCAGAAATTGGATTTGGTAACATTTGTTCATATACTGTTATTGCTATTTGCTCTTTAAGTTCCTTTTCATTCATTACCTCTACAATTTTACCATTTACTTTTTTTGTTCCTGGAGTTTTTTGTATTGTTTTTTTAGTATAAGATGTTTGTTTATAGAATTTGTATAAATGACAATGTTCTCTTGCATCTTTAGCGCCTTTTATTGGGCTCCCCATATTATACAAATCTGGATCAACTTCCATTGTACCAGTATCAGGATTAACAAACATTGGTAAACTAGCGTATGTGCCTTCTGAATCAGGTGTTACTGGTTTTGGCAATCGTTTTGAATACACATCTGTTGCATTTCCTGCACCATAAGGATTGTCAAGTGTAATTGCTGGGATATACCCACTATGATTCCAACAAAATTTTGCATGATAACCACACCAATGAGACCTTTCTGCCCAAGAAGAATACCCTTCCATATTCCCAATTCCCCAACCAGATTCATTGTGTATTGCACCTGTCACCATTCTATGTTGTTCTGTTTGATTTTCAAAAACATATGGTATTGCAGTATTTGGTATACCAACTTCTGGTGCATTCATTATTATTGGATAATTTGTTATTTTAAGATTTTTTTCAGGATGAACTTGAACTCCTAAAATTGCTTTTTTTGTAATACCCGTCCATGTTGCTTTTCCAGGACCAAATTTAACAGCACCAGTAATACTACTTTCTACTCTTTTATACTCATTGGCAGAACCGGCTTGATTTGCAGTTCCATTTACATTTGATCTAAATCCCCAATAACCAATTGATGTGGATCCAACATATATTCCATCTTTAACTGCAGGTTCACCGGGACCAAAAACAGGTTTAATATATGATTGCACCCGCATTGATGCCGGAACTCCATCCCGTTTTCCTTCAAGTTCACGTAGTTTTATTTCAGTTAATGCCTTACTATTTTCAACTTGAACAGGTGCTCCTTCTGGTGACTCATTTGATTTTTCTTTTGGTTCAAATTTTTGTTCTGGATCTTGCGGATTTGTTGCAGGGTTTTCATCCTTTGGTGTTTCTACTGGTGGCGTTTCTATTTGAAATCCCCAACCAATATAAAGATCAGTTAATTCTTTACTTTTTGTATCAATAACTTGTTTTTTTAACCAATCTACAGCACTTCCTTGTGCCGGGATATCTGCAGCACCACCTATATCAATTTCTTTTATGTTGTATGTGCGTTCAAATGACATTGCTGGAATTGACATAATAAAATTCCCATTATCATCAAATTCTGCTGTAAAAAATTTGAACTGTGCTTCATCACCACCTATTGTTGTACGAAAAATCCATTCAACTTTTACTATTGCTCCATATTTTGAATTTGGTCTTAATTCCCAAGAAAGTTCCTTTACCTTCAATTTCGTAGCAGGTGGTTTTTCTTCTTCTTTTGGTTTTTCTTCTTCTTCTTTCGGTTCTTTTACTCCACTTCCAAATTCACCATCCCTATCACTACCAGTGTTTTTTTCACCACTGCCTGTATCTTTATCTATAAATTCATCATCTTTTGGTTTATCTGGTGGTGGATCATTTGGTCTGTTACCTTCATCTTTTTTTTCTTCTTCATCATCTTCAGATGTATTACCAAAAGTACCTGAAAGAAGTTTTTGAATAAATCCTGATATAGCATTATCATCGTTTGTTTTTTCTTCTGGTGGAGGATCCTTTTTGACTCTGTTGTTACCACTAGAAACAACGGCACCACCGGATGTGGCATCTCTTTTATGACCCCCATCCGTGTCTGTTCTTTCACCGCCGAGTTTATCAGCAGTATCATCATCTACATTATCCCTTTTAGTATTGGTTCTATTTGTAGTATTTAATGACTGCCGAGTTTTATCGTCTCTTGGTGCTTCATCTTGTTCTATATCATCTAATGGCATATTTTTTCTCTGTTAGTTTTTATGTTAATTACCATGCAAGAATTGTTGGAACAGCCCTTTGGTCCGAATGTCCTGCAACAATCTGTCCGTTTATTACAAGTTTAGTAGATCCACCACCGTCACCTCCTGCCATTTTCGTCACAGTATCACCTTTTTTATTCCAAAATGCAAGAACTTCTCTAGAAATTTCAGGTATATTCCATGAATCTGTTACAGTTCTACTATTTCCAACAATAGAAGATGCACCCGCAAACCATGCTCCAGAACCAAGTATTCCTATGAAGGGCCAACTTGCATACGCACTAAACGATGCATGTGTGCTTTTTACTTGATTATTTTGAATACATATATTATACATAGGTATTGCTATTTTTATGTTACCAAGACCTTGCTTTTCTATTAAAGAAACACCACCTTTTTCTGCTTTAACATCATATTTACCAGCAACTATATCTTTGAAAGGACTTATTACAACAAGTGGTAAAAATCTCATGTCTGAATTTTTTGGGTGAATATCTGTTGATCCACCATCCACTTTTGAACCATAATTATTACCATTAACAACAAATAAACCATTTGGAGATCCTGCTGCCCAAGTTGGATTAGTTCCATCTTCAAATGGTCCAGCATTTATGAAATTTTTATATCCAGCCGAAACCCATCCACTTGGTGCACGTCTTGTAAATTCGTATTTAGTTTTACCAGCAGAATTTGTTCCAGATACCTTTGGTGTTGAATATCCACCAACTAATGTATTTGGATTAAATTTTTGCAACCAAATTTTTTCTTTTTTGCCTTCTTTCGATATAAATTCAACGCCACCTACTGAACCAGAAGTTGATGGTGCATTAGATCCTACATCAGACTGAACACTTTGACCTGCCTTAAATACAGTATTTATATCGTATGTTTTATCTTTCCAAGAACCTTCACTTGTGATAAAGTCACCATCAATTTTTACTATACGATTGCCAGCATCTTCTTCAAATCCACCACCAACTTTGAAACGGTCTTTTCCAATTGATTGATTTGTAAGTTTTTTACCAGTATTACCAGAACAATCAAAATTACCATAAACTTGTTTTGGTGCAAAAGAAAGTGATGTTAGTGATAATCCAGATGCCCTAAATTCACCAACTTCAATATCGGCTATTGTTTGTGGAAATGTTGTTACATCTTTATTTCCACTAATGTTGTAACTACCTGGTTTACCAGTTTTTGTATCTTTTATAGTTTTTGGTGCACCAACCAAAGAAGTTAATAAATTTTTTGAACAATCAAATTTTGTTACACCGTTTGTAGAAACAACACCCAATCCACTTAAACTTGTAATTTTATTATTTGCACAATTAAAACCACCAGGACCAAATAATGTAATCCCATTTCCATCTAATGATGATAATGCACAACTTGATACATCATATATGTGTTCATTTTGACTTTTTTGTGGTGTAGTAATTCCAATTATTTTTTTAGGACCACCGGATAAAGATGCCAATGATTTATTGCCTGTTGCAATAAAAATACCAACTTCATCGGGTGAACCCGCAAGTGATGTTATTGAGTTTTCACTACAATCAAATGTTCCTTTTACAACCTTTGGGCATCCAGTTAATGTTGTTAAACCAACTTTACGGCATAAAAAATTACCGTCTATTGTTCCAAATGGAACTGTAAATTTACCGTTTTCAATTAGTTTAACTTTATCACTCTTATTTGAAATGTTTATTGTAACATCACCTTTTATTGATACACTTCCATTTGCATCTATTGTAACTTCTGCAGAATCACTTATACGAAGTTGTGGTGTTTTATCACCATTTGTTTTTGGATTACCTTTTCTATCCTTTTGAACTTGTCCATCTTTTACAACCCAACCTCTAAATAGATTTATTTTCTCAAGTATAGAAGAATTTGCAGTAGTTGTTGATAATTCTTCGGTTGTTCTATTTTCTAATTGTTCTTCACCGTCTTCTGCCTCAGGTGTTTCACGTTCTGCATCTCCTTGAGTTTGGGTTTGTTGAGTTGTTGTTTCTGAAAATCCCCATGAATCTATAACTCTATCATATTCATCTTTGTCCAATTCACGAAGTAATTGTAATGCTGTTTTGGAGTCACCAGTATTTATTACTTGAAGTGCTGAGTATTTTATACCATCAACAATAATATATCCAAATGGATCAAAATTAAAATTAGTAGATGTAGTTTTACCAAATTCTTCTTCTGTTATACTTTTTGACTTATTAAATGTTCCATCTGGATTTGTAACAATTGAAACACCAAGAACGTATGTATTTTGAGACGTAAGTTCAGCTGATACACCAAATAAAACTTCTAATTTTTTAATAGTATTATCTGTGCCTTCTGGTGGTATTGTTGTATCTGCAGTTCCACCTGCACCTTCT